ATCTACAACGTAGAGTTTACCACTGCCGTCTGTGATTAGACCGGCATAGTCTTCTGTGGTGCCCGCCGATGAAGCGGCTGCATCTTTTCTAATGGTTAGAAGTAGGGTGCCCGCATCGCCCGATACGTGTGCCACATCCTCATTACACGCGCGTTCAAGAGTCAAGAGCACACACATATTTCGAGTCGATACACCACATAGTTGAGCGCTTACTGGGTGAAGGCAAGGCTATTGATGCCAATAGTGCCAGGGTCGCAGTCGATGCAATTAAATGGACCGTATCTAAAATGGCACCCAAGCATTATGGTGAGCGCAAGCAGGTTGATATTAGAGTGAAGGGACAGGTTGAGCTCATTGATTTCGTACGTGATCTATCTAATGATACGAGTGTCATTGATATCCAACCGGATCCGGCGGATAAGCCCACCGACGGTAGCGTCTGATAAGGGGTATTATGTTAAGTACGTCTGTAAGTAATTGATATCATTACATGTGCCCAGTTTCAGACGCGCCCCCACAAAAAAAGATCCTAGTCAGCGAAAAAAAAGTCTCCGCGCACAAGTGACTTGCCAAAAGGTATTGCGGTGAGGATGGATGTTATACACCATATGTGAAGCAGTGCTTCCAAAAATCGATTCCCTTGTGTTGACTATTAGTTGACTATTATTCCATTATGTACACAAGTTGTTGACAAACCTATCGTCGTATGCTATATTGTCTATTCCATTGCAGTAACAATTCCCCCAAATTAGAAAGAGAGAGTAATAAATGACTTCACTAGGATATGAAAACTTTAATGATCGTGTACGGTTTACCCCTTCACGCAGAGGTAATGGCGGATATAGAAAACAAGGAGCCCCTACGGTTCACTTTACGATAGGGAAAAAAAAGCAACAGAGTTTGTTTTTATCGAGACATTTTTTATCTAAGGTAGCAAAGTCTACTCATGACGATGATCTCCGAGCCATTAAGTCTTTGATTATAGATTACTCTCCATCAAGGAAGTCTTTACTTTTAGGCTTTTTAAAAGAGGCTGAAGTTGATGGGACATTTCATATTAGCTATTCCAAGCGTGATAACTTTTATGGGGGCTCTGTGGCTGTGACCCATGTGATGAGAGATATTGGTGGTATCTCCTGGACGACCAAGCGTTATGAGCCGACATCGGTTAAGGTTGGTGGTGAGATTATGTGGGAGATTAAGCTAGATGAGCTCGTCCCTCGTAAGCCGGTAGGACACAAATTCCAATGACAAACGATAAAATAACAAAACCATCTGAGGAAGTGCTTAGGATATATGCAAATGGCCTTGACGATATTAGGGATATTATACACCGGATTGAGGCAGAGACAAGCATCCTCGAAGCTTACTGTAAGGTGAGTGAGAAAACAGGTGGCGTGATTAATGCTTCGGACTGGCCAAAGATCGCCAAGGAACTCGGAGAGATAGTGGGCGCTGGTAAAGATGAAGTATCGAAAGCTCGTATCAAAAAGCTCTTTGATAAGTATAATCAACCCCCAGAAGCAGCATGAGCGATCGGACATTAAATAGACTATTTTACTTTTTCGTAGGCATGATAATCCTGGGACTCTTGATGCAGATACCCTTTCTTGTGAGCAATTTTTTAAAATGACGATTGGGGTGATATCAAATCTGTTTACGGTCGTAGCGATTTTGGGTTCGATCTTCTTTCAGTTGAAGGTCGTGGGATCACTGAGGAAACGGGTTGACACCTTAGAAAATCGTTCAAGGAATTGGGATCAAAACTTCCTCGTACTCAATGAATGTCGATGTTATAACCACTCCTCGAAATGTCGCCGTTCGGACGCATATTATGACTGACATGGATTCGCAGAAATGATATTCGGCATTATGGCATGTGCTCTCTCTTTGGCAACAGCACTCTATTGTTACAGGGTGATGACACTTCAAGATCAGATTAACAAGTTACACTCTAAATTTAGTAAGGAAGTTTGTGATTGGATGGCAAACCACGATAACTGTACGTCGATCAAGCTTGTATCAAATGAAAAATAAAGATTTAATTGAACTGTTGGATAATCAAGAGAACCTTCAAAAAATAAGAGATGAGCTGGTTGAGAGCTTCCCGGCACTAGATTTCTTAAGTGTAGATGAGATGTTGTGGTTGTGGCAGTGCATTAGTGGTAATGCTAAAGAGTTCTCAAAACAACACATGGATGACAGTAAGGACTCAAGAAATATGTTTATTTCGATTGGATTTGGCACTCTAAATCATTTCTTCGATCATCATAAGGACCCACGATACGATGGGATGTGACCATATAAGAAGCATTCAAATGATGGGTCCTCAGATTCCATTGGACCTTGTTATTATTAGACAGAGTTCGGGAACAACGGCACAACGACATACCTATCTGCCTAAATTCTGCCCTGAGTGTGGTGTAGACTTCAAAGGCTCCGACAAAAACCCGGATTTGCGGAAATGTAAGCATGGGATAGACTTATCTGACAACCATTCATATTGCCAAGATTGTTATGTCGAAAAATATGGACCCAAAGACCCCGATAAACCCCTTGAAAAACCCCAACGATAATGCTACGTTACAGACCATGTACGAATCTCCTTGACTCGGGTACAAATACATATAAAGATAAGAGTCAAACACATCAGTGTGCTTAAGAAAAGTTTCACTTCTAAATACAAAGACTCGTAAGCAAACTCCCTCTCGAAAACAAACTCCTTCATAAACAACAACTGTATTGGTAGTTAGGTTAAGCAATGGAGAGGTCCGCCTTTCTTTTATGGATACCAAATTCAAGAGTAATCTCAAGAGGTTAGCAGATGACCTCCCTTACTTTGCTCGTACTTGTTTAAAGATTCGTACGGAATCTGGCCGTATTGAACCTTTTATTTTTAATAAACCTCAAGAATATCTACATGCTGCCCTAGAAAAACAAAAAAAAGAAACAGGTCAGGTCCGTGCCATCGTACTTAAAGGTAGGCAACAAGGGTGCTCTACATATATTGCAGCCAGGTTTTATCACCGTGCCGTATTTAGAACCGGCATACAGGTTTACATCCTGGCGCACGAGCTTGACGCCAGCGCCAACTTATTTGCGATTGTGAACCGATACCAGCTAAATAACCCAGTTAAGCACAATACGACTAAGTCAAATGTGAAGGAACTTATCTTTGAAGGGGTTGATAGCGGCTATAAGGTAGCTAGTGCAGGAACAAAGGGGACCGGAAGGTCCGCTACCATTCAATGTCTCCATGCCAGTGAAGTAGGCTTTTGGCCCGAAGCTCAAGATCATACTTCTGGAATCTTTCAAGCCGTCCCAGATGAAGACGGAACCGAGCTTATTTTAGAGTCTACAGCCAATGGCTTTGGTAATCTCTTTCAAAAGATGAGTAGTAATGCAGTAAAAGGCAAAGGAACTTATCAGCTTGTCTTTATCCCCTGGTATTGGTCTGATAAATATTCTAAAGCCTCCCCAGAAAACTTTAAACTAGATCAAGAGGAAATTGTTTATAAAAAGATGTGGGACTTAACAGACTCACAAATATATTGGCGCAGACTAAAACGAATCGAGCTTGGCAGAGATTGGCTCTTTAAACAAGAATACCCGGCATCTGCCGCAGAAGCCTTCCAATCCTCCGGCACAGACTCTTTCATTACCCCACAGCTTGTAAATAACGCCATCGCTCAAGACAAATTCGCCCATGGCGGAGCGTTAACCATAGGCGTCGACCCCGCCCGCTTCGGAGATGACCGCACCGCTATTGTTCATAGGGTTGGTAGGGAAGTGACCAACATCAAATGCTTTAAAAAGAAAGACACCATGGAAGTGGTGGGGATTATTATTGAGGAAATTAACCGCTACAAGTGCCAGCATGTCTTTATCGATGTGATCGGCATTGGATCAGGGATTGTGGATCGCCTTCGTGAACTTAAATACGGACATATCATAAAGGCGGTAAACGCTGCCGAAAAACCTATTAACCCTGAGAAGTTTTCAAACCGCAGAGCTGAGATGTGGTCAAATATGCGCGAATGGTTAAACGATACCCCAGTTCGCCTTCCCAATGATGATGACCTCGTAGCAGATATCACAACCGTGCGCTATTCGTTTGACTCCAATGGCCGCCTAAAGCTAGAACGTAAAGAGGACATGAAAAAACGTGGCATCCCATCGCCAGATATCGGTGACGCTCTCGCTCTCACATTTGCATTCCCTGTAGCCTCTGCCGATATTCAACGAAGGTTTCATACCCGTGTCATCCAATCTGATACCTCGTGGAGTCCCTTTGCTACCACCCGACGCTAGTTTATTTAAAGCCAGATTTAATTTACAATTCAGACCCTTTGAACGAATCCAAACCTGGTATATCTGCTTCGATAAACAACGAGGCAAACGGGTGAGCTGGCAATTCTTTACAAACAAAAAGTTTTCTCATATCTTTATGCTGCAACAAGCTGGCACGGGATGTTTAAAAGTAGAACCGCTGGCCTGGGGATGTGCCATTGAGTATTGTGAAACACCTATTGAGGATTTTTTAATGCAACTTGTTCAATCAGACGTCACAGCCCTTGTCGGCGTGGTCATTGATTATCGAAAATTCGACTATTCTATTATGCGCGGGCTCTATAATTGTGTGACAATCGTAAAAAGTGTGCTAGGATTATCTGGGATGCGTGAAATGCTTGTGCTATCTCCAAAAAGCCTATATAAATATTTAGTAAGGCGATCGGCCAATGTTATTAAACCATATGTTCCATATGCACCCACACGTGGGGTATCCACTGTAGGAGAGTCCAATGGGTTTAAATAAAAAAGTTTCGCAGGTGGCAGCGGTAGATGACATCGGCCTTATTTTAATGGCCATTCGAGATGATGCTCTTTCAACACTCACCCCAGCCGACGGAGCCTACACACCATTAAGAACAAACTCTCAAGGCGCACTTCACATAACAGGCGTCACTTCAAACGCCTCTCAATATTTAGAAGACTCAGTTCATGCAACAACCGACACCGGAAATTTTATTTTATCAGTTAGAAAAGATGTCGCAGCCGCACTCGCTGGCACAGATGGCGACTATCAACCTTTTATTACCGACGCTTTTGGTCGTCTACATACCGTTACTCTACTAGACCCAACAAGCTCTGTTATTGTTTCAGCCATCTCTGGCCAAGCCGCCGAGGGAGCTGCGTTGCCAGCCGTCATGAATGTCATGGCCGCAGATGATGGCGTAGACACTCACCCACTGCAATCAGATGCCAGTGGAAATTTAAAAGTTAATGTCGTAGCTGGTTCCACATCAGGTTCCGAGTTCGCAGAAGACAGCGTGCATGTGACAACCGACACCGGGACATTTATCCTGGCTGTCAGAAAAGACGTGGCTGCCGCCCTTGCGGGAACCGACAATGATTACTCTCCGCTTATCACAGATACAGCCGGAAAGCTTTATGTCGTAGATAGCGCCGCAGCTACCGTAGCGGGAGCCGTCAGTGGTTCCGAGATGCAAACAGATATTATTACCCTTCCCGGAACCGTTCAAGCAGACATCGCAGCTACAAAAGCCGCCGTAGAAATTATTGATAACGCCATTGCGGGTAGTGAGATGCAGACCGATATCATTAGCTCAAGCGGTCAAGCCGCAGAAGGCGCTGCACTTCCATCAGCTTTTAATGTCATGGCCGGAGATGACGGAGTCGATACTCATCCGCTACAATTAGACGCTTCTGGAAATTTAAAAGTAAATATTATTGCTGGCTCAACCGCTGGGACCGAGTTCAATGAGGATGTGGCACACGTATCGGGCGATGCGGGCACCCTACTTCTAACCATTAGAAAAGATGCAGCCGCTTCATCGGCGGGCACCACAGAAGACTATGCCGGTCTAATCACAGACGGCAGTGGTAAACTCTACGTTGTAGAT